GAAGGATCAGGAGCTCCTGTTGAAATTCATGCATCTTCAAGCGATGTTATGACTAAAACAACTAGAGATGCTTCTTTTAAAGATAGATTGCCAAATGGTAATTACATTGAAAAAACAGCAAGTCATTTTGTAATTATTTGTAATGGTACTCCATCTACTGCCCTAGTCGCTATGAAATCTACTCAATTAAAAATTAGTAGAAAATGGAATAGCATGATGTCGAGTATAAAACTTAAAGGTAAAGATGGATTATTTACACCGGCATCTTTTAGCCACATTTATCAATTAAAAACAGTTCAACAATCGAATGATAAAGGAACATGGTTTGGTTGGGAAGTTAGCAAAATTGGTCAAGTTCAAGAAAATGAAATGTACCAACAAGCTAGAGTTTTTGCAGAAAACATTTCTAAAGGAGATGTTGCAGTCAAACACGGAGAGACTGCCACAAAGCAAACCGAATCCCATATCTAAGTTTCATTACGCGTGCGTAACTGAAGGCTGGGCGGTGAGCGAAAGTGAGCCGCCCGGAGCATTATGACAATTGATAAAAAATTTATAAATATATTTACAGGATTAAAAAGAAATTTTGGCTACGCCAATATTAAAGATGGGTATATTGACCCAAAAACAGGCAAACTCAAATTAAAACAAGGAGATTATGGCTGGGCTTCAAGAACAGTTACAGATAAAGATTATCAAGATCATCTTTCAGGGATTAAATCAATAGGAATACAGGCATGCGATGATGAAGGAATGGCGAGTTTTGGTGCCATAGATGTTGATCCTGAATATAAAGACTTTAGTCCCAAAAAACTCTTGGAAGTAATCAAAAAACACAATTTACCAATCGTACCTTGCAAATCTAAAAGTGGGGGTCTGCATTTATATGTTTTTCTAAAAGAACCAGCAAAAGCAACAATTATACGAAATTTTTTAAGCACTTTACTCTTCACATTTAGACTAGAGGCTGCCACAGAAATATTTCCAAAGCAAACAGAACTAGGTACTGACGAAAAAGGAAAACTGCTCAATGGAAACTTCATAAATCTACCTTACTACAATAAAAAAGAAAGAGTGGCTTTAAATTTAGATGGAACATCCTTTACATTTGAACAATTTATCCAAGTTGTCAAAGCAAATCAAAAAACAGCCAAAGAATTGGAAGAATTCTCATTAACTCATGTAAAAACTGTACTACAGGGGGGCGCAAAAGAATTCGAAGATGGTCCTCCGTGTTTACAGGCATTAAGCAAGGAGAAACTAACCGATGGACGAGATAGATTTTTATATAATTATATGATTTTTGCGAAAAAGAAATATCCCGATGATTGGGAGCAAAAAATTATAGAAGCTGCAAGAGACTATTTTGAATATTCAAAAGAGTGGGATGATGAGAAAGTCAGGTTTAAAATTAGATCCTGGAAAAAGGAGACTAAGGGACATACCTGTACCGAAGAACCTATTGTTCATCATTGCATGAAAGCAGAATGCATTAAAAGAAAATATGGAATAAATTCAGATAAAAATAGAATTTTCCCTGCATTATCTGGTCTTGTAAAAATTAATTATAAACCAGATCCAGAATATACATTTAATGTAGCATTACCTGATGGTATAAAAATTAAACTAGTGCATGCAAAATCCATTGAATGGATAACAGATCAAAGAAAAGTAAGAAATATTATTGGAATTTATGCAGGATTTATTCCACCACGTGTAAAAGATGGTGCTTATCAAGAGGTATTGGATATTTTATTTGCTACTCAAAAAGAAATAGATCCTCCAAAAGGAACAAGTCCCGAGGACCAATTATTTATCTGCATGAAAGAATATATAAATGGACCAAAAGCAACAACATACACTGCTTTTAAAAGTGGAGCCACTCTTTTAGATGAAGAATATGCATACTTTAGATTCGATCCATTTTATAATTTTCTTAAAAGCAAGGAATGGAAAATAAAACAAGACCGAACAGGATGGATGATTGAAAATATTGAAAAAATTAAAGGAAAGTTTACTAGAAAACGATTTCCCAAGAAAGAAGAGGAAGAAAAATCATACGAACCACTTGATGTAGTCTGTGTGCTACAATCAATTTTCGAAGAACCCGATCTTGATGAAGATATAGTTTCCATTAAATCAAGAAAAAACATTATATGATAAAAAAAATAAAAGTATTGGGTCCACCCGGGACCGGCAAAACTTTTACTTTACTTAATTATGTAAGAGACTACATAAAAAAAAGAACTTCATTGAGTCGTATAGGATATTTTGCATTCACTAAAAAAGCTGCTTATAACGCGAGGGATACTTTTCTTGAAAACGAAGAATTCAAAGATGTTTCATTTAATCTTAAAAAGAAAGATTTAAAATTTTTTCAGACTTTACATTCTTTTTCTTTTCACGTTCTAGGTTTAAGTGAGGACCGTGTAATGCAACCGGAGCATTATGAAGAGATCGGTAGACTTACTAATGTTCGTGTAAAATATACAAAATATGATGATATGGAAAGCAACGGCTATTTAACCTGTGATTCGGAATATTTTCAGCTTATTAATAAATCAAGAGTCAAGGATATCTTGGTTGAATCAGAATTTAATACTAATGAATATTCTAGAAAAATTGATTATCAAATTTTAAAACATATTGATGTTAATCTTCAAAATTATAAACAAAAAAACAATTTAATTGACTACACGGACATGATCAATAAATTTATAAAAGAATCTCATAAATCTCCTACCTTTGATGTAATTTTTATAGATGAAGCTCAGGATCTATCCCCAATTCAATGGAAAATGTTTGACATACTAAAAACAAAAACCAACAATATTTTTATGGCGGGAGATGATGATCAAGCTATTTTCGCTTGGGCTGGAGCAGATGTCGACAGATTTATTAGTGAACCTGCGGACAAGGAATTTCTCCATGAATCTCGCAGAGTCCCCCGAGCAGTTCAAAAAATTGCTAATAAATGGATTTCACGTATTCCAGAAAACAAACGAATTAATAAAAAATGGGAACCTAGAAAAGATAAGAAAAAAAATATTATAGAAGGACATCAAGAAACCATATATTCATTGGATAATGTAAATCTATTCACAGATAATTGGTTAATTTTAGCAAGAACAAATTCGAAAATACTCAAAATTGAAGAAGAACTAAGAGATCAAAATTTATATTACGAAACTAAGAAAGGCAAAAGTTACGATGTACGACTATACAAAAGCATTTTAAATTGGACTCGGTGGAATAAAGGAGAGTCGATAACACTGCCAGAATGTAAAGATATCTTCGATTATTTAGATTTAGATTTTGATGAAAAATCATTTGAAAAAAAGAAATTGATAAAAATAGAGGATGCTGGGTTCAGCAGAGGAAATATATGGTTTGATATTTTCACAGAAGCTGATGCCAATGAAAAATTATATATAAGAACCATGCTCAGTAGTGGAGAAAAATTAAGCCTTCCTGCTAGAATTAAATTACAAACTATTCATGTTACTAAAGGAGGAGAAGCTATGAATGTAATTCTAGCTTTAGATAATACAAGTAGAATAAGAAATTCTATGGCAAATAGCCTTGAAAAACAGTACGAGGAGCACAGGATTTTTTATGTCGGTGCAACGCGAGCAAAACAAAATCTATATTTATTAAAAGCAAAAATAGAAAGATACGGTTACCAAGAATGAACAGTGTTACAATAATAACAGTTATTTGTCTATATACTTTTGTATTTTGTTTGCTCTTATTGGAAATTTCATGAAACCTGATTTTGAATCTTTTGCGGATGTTTTTTTAATCACGGTTCTTTGTGTTTTATACTTCTTTGTGACAAAGGTATTATTAGAAATTTTATGAGCACATACGATAAACAAATCGGAGGGACCCATTATAAAAAAATGAAAATTCAGCCGAGCGAATTTGTAATCGAAAATAAGTTGCTCTTTCCTGAAGGAAATGTTATTAAATATATATGTAGGCATCCTTATAAAGGAGGAAAGGAAGATTTGGAAAAAGCTAAACATTTTATAGATATGATTATTGAAAGAGATTATTCCAAATGATTATTCCTAAATTTGAA